CGCCCGCCCGACATCATGTCGAGCGTGAGTTGCGCGTCCTCGTATTCCGTGCGCAGGCGCTCGTTAACCTGCTTCTCTACGGCGGCATCCGAGAGGTCCATGTCGGCCCATTTCGCCGGATCTGCGTCGGCCTGCTGACGAGCCACGTCGAGAACCATGCGGTAGGCTTCGTTTCCGTGCATCGCGAAAAATTCGTCGGTCGTCTGCGGCGCCGGTCGGATGTGATCGTAGCCTGCACCCGTTTCCGTGTACCAGTCATTGAGCGCCTGGATGCCGACGCGCGGCGCCGCCTGCTGCGCCATCTCGAACTGAACGTCCCGCTGCTTTCTGGCCGCCGTGAAGTTGGCGTCGTTCTCGATCGCCGACTTGGTGAAGGCTGCGCCGAGGCCGCCGAACCACGATGAGAGGTCAGACTGCGGGTTCTGCGCCTTGATCTTCGGTGCGTCGCTGCTTTGCAGGAAGTAGGTCACTGCGCGGCCTCCAGAAGCCGTGACAGGTCAAGCATGTAGATGTTGCCAGTGGCATCCTCCACGTCCAGCACGCCGCCGCCGCCACGCTCGATCGTCATGCGGTAGGTCATGCCGTCCTTTCCGCCGACCGGGATGAGGCGTAGTTCGTCGCGACCGAAGACGGAGAAATCGACCGGCTTTCCGTGCAGCATCGGCACGCCGCCCACGGACGCCCAGCGAGCCTCGTCCATCTTGATGTCGCCGAAAATTGGCGCGATGCGCTGGCCAAACGACATCTGTGGCTCGAACAGTTTCTCAAGCGCCCCTTGCACGTCCTCGCCCGCGACGCCAACCGGAAGGAAGACGTTGTGGCCGGCTACCTCCTGAACACCTCCGGTCAGTTGGCCGCGCTTGTTCTTGGATTGCCCGAGAGCCGCCTGAAGCGCGCCCTTCAATCCCTGCGTGGCTGCGTCTGTCGTCGGGTCGATGCCGCGGGCTCCGTTCGCATAGATCGCCGTGGCAAACTTCAGGATGTCGCCCTGCGCCTCGATCAAGTTCGGGATGTACGACAGTGCCTCGGCGATTCCGGGGTCCACCGCCTCGATACGCGCCGACTTCTCGGGGATCTGAACAAGCCCCTGGTCGATCATCGCCTGACCGCGCATGGCGGCCGTCGCCGTCTCCGGTGAGCCGCCGCGCGCCTGAAGCATTCCAGCGTAGAGCGTGACGGGATCGTCGCTCTTGATCTCTGAAAACACGGTGCGAGCATCCTCGCCGAAGCCGCTGACAAGCGCCGTCGACATGAGCGTCTTGATCTCGGGCGGGGTGTCCTTTCCCATGAGCGCACCGAGGCTCTTCGCCTCGTCGTCCGAGAGGAACGACTTGTAGCCGAAGTGGCCGCTTTCGATGTTCTTCAGGACGTAGGCGCGGCGGGCGGCGAGTGCGTTCACGAATGCAGCCGGGTCTTCTGCTGTGAAGTCGGGAAGCGCCGGCGGCTTCTCAGGCAGGTATGCTTCCGCAGCGGCGATCTGATCTTCCTTGAAGGCCGCGGTCACTTCACGATCTGCCGCCTTCGCTGCGTTCACGATGTCGATCTGGTAGTCATCCGCGACCGGCATCGACGCTAGGTCGTCAATCGCCGCCTGCCGCTGCGCTTGGGTGGACGAGTTGAACGAAGGAAGCCCGTCCCTGAGCGCGGTGAACGCCATCGCCTCGCGCCAGAGTTCCGGGTTTGCCGCCTGAACCGAGGGGTCTGACAGGATGCTCTCGTCTGCCGCGTTGAACCCGCCCTTCGCCGCCTTGATGATCGTGTTGAGCGCCGACTTCCACGTCGCCTCCTGATCCGTCTTTGCCTTCTGGCGAATGCGATCGGCCTCGTCCTGCGCCTTCAGAACCACGTTGTCGGACTGGTCGCGCGTCCACGACAGTCCAGGAAGCGTCTCGCGCGCCGCAAGGATGCTGTTGAGTTCGGCCAGGGCGTTGTCTGCCTCCTGCTGGTTTCCGGCGGCCAGCGCCTCGGCATAGTTCTGGCCCCAGCGTTCCATGAGCGCCGCAGACGAGTTTGCCGCGCGCTGCCGCGTGTCGCGCTGCTGGTCCTCCATGACGCCGAGGAACCTGCGCTGCGTCTCCTTTTCCAGAGACGTGCGGATGTCGGCCCGGAACGGCTCCGGCGCCGCCTTCACCATGTCGTCGACGTATCCGCGCGCCGCGTCCATGAAGCCCTGCGGATTGAGCGGGAACTGCTCAGACATCTGCATGAGGTCCGTCATGCCCTTCAGCATGACCTCAGACGTGTAGGCGACGCCTGCCGCGGCGTTGTGCGCCTGAAGGATGGGCCCGGCCATCGGCGAGTAGAGACGGCTTTCCAGCTTCCCGTCGCCGTTGCGGAGTGTCGTCGGCTGCCAGTCAGGGGCCGCGCCACCGCCTACCGGGGCGGATACGGCGCCTGCGGCCCATGCCGGAAGGCTATCCCTGCTGTATGACGCTCCCCACGCTCTATCCGCCCCCACGTCGAAGTGAAGGGCATTGTCGTAGACGCCGATGCCGCGGAAGCCGGCCTTCCGCGCGCGCGTGATGAGGTCGATGCGCTCGTCCTGCGACAGACCGCTCACATCCACGTCGAAGGCATTCCCGTGAATGTGCTGCGAGTTCTTCGCGCCGCCGACCTTGGCGTTGTGCTCGGGCGAGCGGTATGCCGAATTTACCTTCAGGGGGCGGCCCCAATCTGCTTGCAGCGAGCGCCACGCCGTATCGGCTCCGGCCGAGATCCCCGGTGCCGTCGTCGGAGAGGTGAACGATGCCGGGTCTCCGATCTGGCGACGCGCCGCCTCGCGGCCTACTTCCGCGCCAGCGGCCTCCTGCTCCTTGATCGCCGCCGGGGCGAGCATCTGGTAGGCCGAGTCTGCCGCCGCCGCCAAAACGCGCAAGGCGCCACCGGCTTCGGGGGCGACCTGACGGAAGTTCGAGAGCTGCGTGTTGCGGACGATCTTCTTGAGTTCAGCCACCGCTCTTCCTCCGGTAATCGTAGAAGTCGAAGAGCGACGGCCCGGCCTTCATGAACCCGCCGAGAAGCGCAGACGTGCCCTTCGCCATCGCGTTCTTGCCTGCAAGGCGGTAGTCGGCCGCCTCCTGCATCCTGTTTCCGAAGGCTACGGCGCGCTCCGTGTTCCGCACTGAGCGGAGTTCCTTCATGACCTCGAACGTGCCCACGCCGGGCCGCTGCTGGTTCGAGGCGAAGGTGGCGCGCATCGTGGCGAGTTCGCCTTCAAGCCCGGATCTGGCGCTTGCGTCCGTCTGGAGCGCGCGGGTGCGACCTATGTAGGAGTTGATCTCGGCGGCCTTCTTCTGGCCCTTCGCCTCAGAAAACGCCGACAGACCGCCCAAGATTGGGACTGCTGCCTGTGCGAGCAGGGCGCCTCCAGTCGCGCCGCCCACTGCTGCCGCCGCTGGTGCAATGAGTGCCTGCATTACGCCTGAACCTCCTGCGTGATCGCCAGCACATGAAACGGGCCCGGCTGGTGCTTGATGAACTCGACCTCGGGATGGTCGCGGTTTCCGAAGACGGAGAAGCGGTAGACCGCGGTCTTCTCGGGCGGGGCCGCGCTCAGATCGTCTCCGACGCCGTAGCCCTCGATCGTGCGCGTCGTGTTGTTCGTCCGGCACTGGAACGTGACCGTGCCGAGAAGCGACACAGAGACCCGGATGAGCCGCGCCTGAAGCATTCCGGCGCGCGGGCTCTCGATCATCTCGACCGGGAACGGTGACACGATGCTGTCGAAGTGGAAGCCGACCTCGCTGTCCTCCGTGACGCTTCCGTTGTCGACCACCTCGCCTGCGCCATCAACCGTCGTCGTGCCGCCGTAGAACCCGGCGCCGTAGACGTGAACGGTCTCTCCGGCGAATGGCGTTGCCCCTGGCGTCACGACAATGAGGTCGGCGCCGTTTACCTGAAGAGTGTCGAGATTCACGTCGAGCATTTCCTGCGACGCAGCGTAGACGGAACAATCGAGGAATGACGTGTCGTCCTGCTCTTCGAGGAAGCGGTATGTCGTGCCGTTGATCGTTCGATCGACGATGTGCCAGTACCCGCCGAAGATAGGCGACACGGAGACATAGGAGCCCTGCGTCTCCCACGGAACGAAGCCGACTCCCTCCTGCTGGAAATCCGAGAACCATGAGATCGTCGCGACGGTGCCATCCGAGTTGACGACGTGAAGGTATTTCTCGGGCGCTTCAGCGAAAAGCGACGGTCCACAGAGTTTCCGCGGCGTGCGGATGAGATGCGAGTGATTGTTCGAGATCGGGCGCACGGACCATTTCAGGTAGATGTTCCCGTCGAGAAGCGCGGCAGAGATGGTTTCGCCGGATGCCTCGACGAAGACGACGCCATCTTCGACTTGCACCGGCCGGATCGAACTGGACGCGCGCGTGTCGAAGCGCACCGCGTTGAACGTCGACGGGGAAAGGATGCCGTTGTCGCGCACCGGAACGTAGTAGAGGCCGCGGTCGGAAAACAGGAGAACGTCGCCGGCGTTGACGACATGAAGGAAGCGAGGCGCATTGTCGCCCACCTGCCGGGTGATGGCATCGTCGTCCCTTGCGCCGACGCTGAAGTCGGTGATGTAGCGCGTGGACGAGCACGCGACGAGATCTGGAACCTCTGGGAAGTCGACGAGGATCAGGCGGCCGGCAACGGATGAGCCGGCGCCCGGATAGCCGCGGATCGGCGACATGAGGGGTTCGTCCCAGACAGGCGACGCCGCTGGAGACATAAGCGTTTTCACGGTGACGGCAGAAGAGCCGGATGGGCTCGAAAGGTCTTCGCCCACGTCGGGCCCATCGTAGAACTCCGAGGTGACGACGGTGAGCACGTTCGTCGCGATGGCAACGATGAGGCCCTGGTAGTTCGTGTCGTTGCCGATGACTGCATCGCCAACACGAAAGTTCGTCCCATCCGTGACGGTGATGTTGTAGGTCGGCGGCAGGCGCGAGATGACGTTGCCCTTGATGACGGTCGGGCTCACATAGTCCGTGATGTCGATCTCGCGCTGACCGTAGCGAATGCGCTGGCCGACGTACTCGACGGACCAGATCGGCAGAGACGCCGTGATCGTGACGTATCCTGTCTGCGCGGATGGCTGGATGGTCGCATCCTTGATGAAAGCCCAATACGGTTGCGCCTTCTCGCCGCCGGCTGCGAGTTCGTAGGCGAACGGATCGAAAGACCAGAGGCCGCTTCCATAGGTGAGGATGTAGAGGCCCCACGGGCCGCCGATGACAGTCTGCTCGCGGAAGGGTTCGATCCATACGCTCGTCGCGTCGGACCACGGCACGGATGCTTCCGAGTGAACGATGTAGGCATTTTCGTCGATGATGTCGAGCGACGTGTTGTTCACGATGAGGCCGAAGATGAGGCCGGGTCCGGGCCGTATCTCAACCACGTCGTTCGCGGTGCCGAGCGTCCTGCGCCAGCGCGTGCCGCCGCGCGCCTTGACGCTTCTCGCCGTCGTGATGCGGGTATTCAGGCCGCTGCGCATGGCCTGCTGGCGGGCTTCGAGGTCATCGCCTTCGAGGAAGTCTTCCTTCAGTTCCCCGAGCGTGAAGTTCCTCTGCGTGAGGGTACGCTTGACCCTAGCCACGGCCGAACCGGGCCGCGGCAAGCTGCCCCTCCCTGTACGGGGATCGGGCCGACCGTGACCGCGACGAAAGCGTGCGGGCGCGCTGGAAATAGACCTCTGCCTGTTGCTCGGCCTGGAGGGCTTCCGGGTATTCCTCGCGGATCGCGCGAAGGATGGTGGCTTCGAGCTTCATCTGCACGCCGCGCGAGAAGTTCGCAGACCACAGGCTCTCGGCGGCGCATGTCAGGTACTCGATCCATATCCCCTCGTCTTCGCGCGAGTGGATGTGGGTCGCGTCCTGCGTCCAGTCGATCGACATGTCGCGCACGCCGTCCGAGGTCTCGGTCCACACATGCCGGACTGCAACGGCCGTGAGCGGGATGGCGTAGGCGTACTCGAAGCCATACTTCCCGGTCGAGTAGGTCGTGATCTGCCTTGTCTCGCGGGTGAAGTTGTAGTTGCCATCCTCCAGTTCCGCCTCGACGATGAGGGGCCAGTTGCGGCTCAGAAGGCGCCACTCGTTCGAGCCTTCTCCGTCGACTACTTCATCGCAGCCGGTCGACAGAAGCGCCGCGTTCATGATGGAGAGCATTGAAGGGTTCGTAGCCATGTCGGCGAGATTGTGGCGATGGCCTTTCCGGCCCTATGCACATGGAAAAGGGGCGGGTTGCCCCGCCCCTTCCCTCGACGCCAGCCGAACCGGGAGGATCGTCTGCTCGCGGGCGCCTACTCTGCGCCGTCGTCTTCGTCGTCGACGATCTCCACCTCGCTCATCCTGTCGCGGATGAGGCGGATCACGTCGTCGCGCTTCATCTTCTTCTGGGTCTTGATGCCCAGCGAGAGCATGGACAGTTTCAGTTCGTCCATGTCCATGTCCTCCAGCCGACGCGGGCCAGGGGCCGCGGCAGCTACCGGTTCCGGCGCGTAGAACGTGAGCATACCTTTCGAGTTCTTCACGTTCTCGCGCGCGGTGACGTAGGACATCTCCATGACACCGCGCTTCTTGATCGCGTCGAAGACCTTCTTGTCCTCGTCGGTCTTGGGAACATACGTCTGACTGGCAGCGAGCCTTACCATCTTCGGCATGTCAGATCTCCTTCGAGATGAAGGCGTTGAAGCCGATCGACGCCGTGGCGCCGGTCACGTCGAGGTGCAGGTCGATGTAGCGGAACGCGGTGCCATTCTTCTCCGTGCGGAACGGAACGACATGCTGATCGCCTGCGGCCGTGGTGACGGTCTCCGGCCCCGGAATGGCGGTGATGTGACCCAGCACGCGCTCGGCCAGAACCTCGCCATCCGATCGGTCAGCCACGTTCGAGCCCACAACGCGGAAGTTGTAGATCTCGTCCGTGCCGGCCACGTCGATCGACTCGACGTTGATCACCAGAACGCAGTCGGTCAGCGCCGCAGCGCCTTGGTCCCACTGCGTTCCGACGTAGCCGTCCGAGGTCAGCGCCGCGAGGCCGACATCGCGCTTCAGGACGCCAGCAAGGGCGTCAAAGGCGTAGAATTTCGAGAATGCCATTGCTGTTGCTCCTTACTTCACGATGGCCGCGTCGGTGATCGACGAGAGCCGGATGGCCGCATACGGGCTTTCGATGCAGATACCCGTGTCGTGCTCGATGTTGGTGCGGTAGTAGACACCATCGTCGAGGAGACCGAGATCCTTGACTTCCATCGCCGAGGTCTCGATGCCGCAGACGCCCATTTCGGTGAACGACATGACGTAGATCGAGCACGTCACGGCTGAGCCGCCACCGTATCCGACCTCGTTGAACGGCAGGAACGCACCGAGCGGCGTGATGCCGTAGCCGGTCAGGATCGGCAGACCGTCATACATCTCGACGCGGTGGCCCATGTCGTTCTTGTCGTTGGTGTAGAGACCGCCGACGCCGGCATCCCGAACCGCAGCCGGAAGGCGATGCTTCATCTTCTTCGGCATGAGGATGTGGGTCGGGTTCTCGACGAGAGAGATCGCGAGGTCGAGCATCGAGAGCGACAGCGCGCCGCCGCCCGAAGCGGTCGAGTTGGCGATCAGCCGCGACTCGTAGTTGGAGCCATCGACCGACGTGGCGCCGGACCCGACAGCCTGGAGGCGCTGCTTGATGCCAGTGAACTCACGCGGCTCGGTGGCGTTGTCGCCGTCCATGAACGTGTCGATCCAGACTTTCGCCTTCTTCTTGATCGACATCCGCTCTTCCATCGAGCGGCGCTCCATGCCGTAGCGGTTGATCAGCACGCGGTCCACGTCGATGTTCCCGGCGATCGGGAAGCACTGCTCGGTGTAGTCGTTGATCAGGCCGTGGCCTTCGGACGGCGTTTCGTTGATGCCGCGGAAGCCCATGTTGTTCGGCAGGGCGCCTTCACGCATGTAGCCGTAGCGGCCGCCGGGGGCGGGTTTGAACGGGATGACGCCGAGGATGTCGGCCTCGGCCGGGAAGAGTTCCATCACTGCGCGCGACTTCAGGTCGGGGACCGTCTTCGCGTACTCGGGCAGGGTATGCACCATGATCTAGTCCTTTCTGCTCGTCAGGCTCGTGCCTGCTGGGCGTTTGCTGCTTTCAACATGTCGTAAGCCGACATGCCTTCCGTATCGACCGCGGAAGGCCGGGCCGGCGGAACTTGGGCGGTGCGCGGCATGGCAAGGGCTTCGAGTACCTTGATCTGCGCCGCGCTGGCGTGGTCGAGATGGATCGCTTGTGCGAGGTCGGCCGGGACGCGCGAGTCGATCACGCGCTTCAGGGCGTCCTTGCGGGCCTGCACCTGTGCCGGAGTACCAAGCACCTTCAGATCTTCGGCCTGGGCCTTCAGCATGTCGGCGAACTTGGTCGCCTCGTAGCGGGCGATCAGGCCGGCGATCTTCTGGCCTGCTTCCTTCGGGGCGTCGAGTTCCTTCAGGATCGTGCCGAGTTCGCCGAGAAGCGGCGCGATGGCCGGGTCGTCGGACACTTGCACGGTGAAGCCTTCGGGGAGTTCGAGGTCGCCGAAGCTGAAGTCCTGCGGCAGCGTGTAGTCATAGACGCCATCCGTGGGGACTTCCTTCAGCCGGTCGGCCCTGCGCGCGGCGTCGGCGACGAGTTCGGTGTAGTGCTCCGAGAACTTCGTCGTGTCGGGCTTTCCGTCGACGAGGTAGTCAGCCGGGATGAAGGAGAGGTCCGGCCCCGGCACGGATGAGGCAGGGACAGCCGGGGCCGGGGTTGCTGCGGGCGGGGCAGCATTCGGGTCAGGCGGGAGGCCGGTGCCGCCGTCAGGTGCGTTCCGAAGTCTTTTGTCGGTCAAGAAGTTGTTCAGTTTCATCGCTCATGATCCTCCTGAGATCGAGCGCAATGAAACTCTGAGCATTGCGTGCCGCTAATGCACGGTCGTCGGCGAGGATGGGAACGCGCCAGTTTACCGTCGAATTTTCCAGCATTTCCAAGAAGATAGCGCCATCTGGCGTAGAGAGCATCGCGCGGATCGCGGCGATGGCCTTGTCCATCTTCTTCGGGTCTGCGGCGCGGGCGCGCGAGTAGTAGGTGAGAAGCGGGCCGGGCTCACTGAGCGGTATCGGGAGCGACAGGGGCTTGTTCCTTTCGGATGACGGTCAGTTCGTCGCCCGACGCGCGGACGATATTCTGGAACGTCTGCACGGGGTCTATGAAGGACGAAACCTGATCTTGGAAGACGGCAAAGCCGAGATCGAGGTTCGAGCGCGAGACCATCACCTTGTCCTGGTTCTGCGCCTTCTGGAGCGGCGAGATCGGGCGCACGGAGATGGCGCGGCCGTTGTGCGTGATGGCGTCTGGGAGTTCGCCGATCTGGACGCCGACGTACTCGAACCGCTGGATCATCGGCAGGATGAGTTCCGACCACAGGGGCGCGGATGGTTTTCCGAGGCGTTGCTGCACGCGGCGGCGCTCGTCGAGCCACTGTGCTGCCGTGGGCGGGGTTTCGCCGCGCTGGCGCGGGCCGTCCTGATAGAACGCCCGGCGGATGCGGTCTTCCATCCGGTCTTCGGCGAACCACCCCTGATCCACGTTCACGTTGCGCGAGAGGTCATAGATCTGATCGCGGGTGAATCCGCGGTGCGCGGCGTATGCGCGCCCGGCCTGCACGCCTTCGGACATGTCGAGGAAGCCGTCATCCGGGTAGATGATGGTGTTCATGACGGACTGATCGAGGCCGGACAGGACGATCTCGTCCAGCTTGTCGAAGACGCGCATGTCTGGGAGCGCCTTGCGTCCGGCGCCGCGGCCCCACGGGCGATTTGGCTGCGGGTTGAATCGGCCGACGAGAAGCGGGCAGGCGCCGGCGAGGGGGCCGATCGGCTCGCGCTCCTGGGAGACGCGGATGCCGTCGACGGTCACTTCGGACAGCCAGATCGGGAAGCCAGGGTCTTCCCATGAGACCCAATAGCCCCAGCACACTTTCGCCATTGCGCCGGGCTTCTTGATCTTCGCTTGGATCTTCGGGTCGGCGAGGTTGTAGCCGAGGCCGAAGAAGAGCGTGGGTAGCGTTTCGGCGAGCACCCACCGCTCACGGAAGCGGTCGAGGATGCCCATGTGGCCGGGCGTCGTGAGGAGTTCGTGTGGAAGAACGGCCTCTACGAAGATCGGCTGCGCGATGTGGGCGGCCTGCACCCATAGGGCGGGGGTTCCGTGGGTTGCCGCCTCGAAGCCCCACTGCGGGGCGATGTCGTTGTAGTTGGACGCCTCGATGAGCGAGAACAGCTTGTCCTCGCGGTCCTGCACGATTTCGAGCACGGTGTCGGCGGCTTCCTCGGGGATGTCCTGCACGACCTCGTAGGTGGCCCAGCGTACCTCTGACGGAGTGAAGTAGGTGACGAGATCGCCGCCCAGATCGGTCGCGCATTCCTCTGGCAGCGAGAGGTATGTTTCCGTGTCGTTCTGGTTCTTGGAGGTTGCGGCCGTGGTGAAATCCTTCTCGCGGCCGGGGCAGCAGAACTTCAGCACTTCCTCGATGTAGGGGCGCTCCGCATCGCGCCATTGCTTCGCGGCCGAGTAGCGCGTGCTGAAATCCTTGGAGGGTTTGTTCATTACTTCGACTTTCCGCCGCCCGAGAGCGATGTCGTTGGCCGTGCGGTTCGCGACGGGCCGATGCCGCCGCCCATGCCGAATGCGGAGAGGGCCCGAAGGCCATAGACGCCACGGAGGTCGGTTGTGAGGCCCTGTGCGTTTTCCTGGGCGCTCTGCATCCGGTCGACTTGCGCGATGCGACGCTGGCGCAGTCGATCGGCTTTATCCTTGGGGTCTTCCTTGGGTGTCATGAACGATCTCCGCGCCTTTGCGGAGCAACTTCCGTTTCAGACCGGCCGGGGTAAATGCACGGACGCCGAGAATGTGGCCGACGATCGAGGCGCAGGTCATGGGCGGGAAGACGGGGAGGAAGGAAAATTCGCCTTCCGCTGGCAGTTTCAGGATGGTTTCGCAGAGGATGTGGCGGGCTTCGAGTTGGGCCATGACCTCATCGTAGAGGTGCGTGACGACGACGCGGGTTCCGACCCTGCCCTGCGGGTCGATGAAGATCCATGTGTCGTCGACGGTGTATCCCCAGATTTCGCAGTGACCCCAGAGGCCGGTCATCGTGAGGATGCCGGAGAGTGCGCGAAGGTAGCGCGGATGGAAGCCGACGAACCACTCGACGATCATGCGGCCCTGATCACGAGCATGTAGACGGGGTAGCTGGCGCCGGCGAAGGGCGATCCCGAGAAGTTGCCGGATTTCACGGTGACGGTATCGGCGGCCGAGACGTAGGCGTTGAAGGCGAGGCCATCAGCCGGGGCATCGACGGTGAGGAGCACCACGTCGCCCGCTGCGGCGCCGGAGACGGCGAAGGTGTCGGTTTCTGAGGCGCCATCAGCGATGGCCGAGAGGGTGAGGGTTCCGGTCGCCTTGATGCAGGATGTGACGACGGTTGCGCCGATTGTGAGCGAGGTCTGCGCGACGACCTCATCGCATGTGGCGATTCCGAACGACACGTCGTCGTCGAGGTACGCAACGATTTCCAGGAAGGCGTCGCGCGCGATCTTGCGCGACTTCTGCGCGCCCGCGGAGTCTCGGTAGACGATGAGGTACATGTCGCTTGTGGACGACAGGTCTTCGGGGAGGTCGACGATCTCTGCCATGTGGGCTCCTTTTGCGGCGAGGATGGTGAGGAGCCGGTTTCAGGCCAATGCACTCAGGCGACGCGCCGTAGGGAGACGCGGTGCCTGTGGATCTTCGACGGCCTGGACTTTGGGCGCGAGGACGGGATGACGACGGCATCGCCTTCGCCGCCGCCCATGAGCGCGTTTTCGAGGGCTTCGACGACGTGGGAGTATCGGTTCTTGCGCGGGCGTTCTGAATAGACGCCGGAGACGCCCTTGATCTTCGGGTAGTGGTATCCGCCGGCGAGGCCGGTGCGGAGGGTGATGCAGGCGGTGTCGATCTGGAGGGCGTAGCGTCGATCGAGGACGCTTTCGACGGTGGACCGGCGCATTTCCGGGTTGTTGTCCGTGGTGGCGGGCAGGACGCGCATTCCCTGCGCCTGGAACACGTCGTAGGCGGTTGTCTCGACGTTCTGGCCGCCATCTGCGCCGCGCGGGTCTCCCCAGAACTCGGATTTGTGGCCGGGGAAGCGTTGCGCGAGGTGCCGGCGCACGCGCGGGGCGAAGAGTTGGGCGCTTTCGTTGTCGCCGATCAGTTCCGAGAGGACCGTCCACTGTCCGTTGACGCATTGGCAGAAGACGGCGGCCGGGTCGCGGCCGAAGTCGAGGCCGACGATGACCGGAGCGCCGTCGATAGGCGTGAGAGCGCGCGGCGCAACATGGTCTTGCTCGGAGAAGGTCGGGTAGACGGCTTTTCCATCAGCGTAGAGCCCGACCTTGTTGAGAACGCGGCGGTCGATCCATTCCTTCTTCTTCCCCTTGATGATTTCGAGGTAGCTTTTGCGGGTATGGGACTGGTTCTCGGCGCTCGGGTTCGGGACGTACACGATCTTGCCTTCGATCTTCTTCTCGATGAGGCCTGGCGGCTGCACGAAAAAGGTCCAACCCTCGGGCTTGCGGAACTCCGACTTCTGCTCCTCTGTCCATTCTTCCGGCATGGGGATGTCGCCGCGCATGTAGGGTATCCAGTGCCCCTCGACCGGCGCGTTGAGGTCGATGAAGCCGCCATGCCATGTGGCGCCGGGCCCGTTCTTCATCGACGGGTAGCGTGCGCAGCGGGAAAGAAGCTCGTCCACGACGCCCTTGTCGACGAACTGGCCCTCGTTCACGAAAAATCCGGTGATCTCGAACGACGCGGCAACCTGCTCCGCGGTCTCGGGGCTGTCGATCGCGATGAAGATGACCTCGCAGTGAACGATGGTCCCGTCGCCGGACGGATGCGTCCGCTGGCCCATCGTCCCGTCCGGCTGCTTCTGCATCAGGACGTGCGTCATCGGCTCCGACCGGATCAGCGTCCCCCACTCGTTCTCGGGGAACCACTCCAGCCACGTCTCCAGCGTCGTCTTCCGCAGTTCCCGGTACGAGTTCCGCACCACCAGCCACCGAGACCGCCGAACTCCGTCGTAGTCGGCCTCCTGCTCGCACGCCAGCGCCCAGATCCGGTGGCACGAACACGTCGACGTGCCAGACTGGATCGGCCCCTGGATGATCGCCAGTTCCGACCGATCCCAAAAGTAGTCCGTCAGAACCTCGCCGTCAGGAAGGTAGACGTTGTTCCCCCGGGGTGTCTTCTGAAGCGCCATGCCACGAGATCAGCACGGAAGCGGTGGCCTGACTATGCACTCACTCGGACTTCACGATTTCCATGACCCGTGAATGCGCATCGTCCAGCGCCCCGAGCATCGAATAGCCTCCGACCCGTCCCGCCAACTGAAAGGAGCCGCATCCGTCGTAATGAAGGGCCGCGACGGCGATGCCGACAATCTCGCCGGACCTCGCCTTTTCCAGCAACTCTTCAAGCGCCGCTACCGCTATTTCGTTGACGGTCCTCTCTCCCGTCGGTCCGCCGAAGAGGCTCGTGACCTTCTTTATCATACCGCAACCACACCGCCACGCTCGAACCGAACCAGCCCCTCCAACTCCATCGCAGACACAACCGCCTCAACCCGCGTCTCAGGCCACCCAAGATCAGACGCAAGCTCCCGCGACGACCGAAGACGCTCACGCACAACGCCAAGCACACGCTCGTAGTCCCCAGACCAGTCCCGCTTCCCACGCTTCCGAACAACCGGCCGAACCGGAACCACTGGCCGCACAGGGACAGCGTTCCGAACCGGCGCCTCCGCAGGCCGCGCCGCCACAGGAACCTCCCGCTCACCACCCCCCTCGAAAAACGCAAGACGGTCCATAACCGCCTCCCGAACAAAATCAGGGCGAACATGCCCCAGCGCCTCAATCCGGCCAAACGTCCCATCAGGAAACCGGAACTGCCCCATGTCCGAACCAACCTTCTCACGAGCCATCTGATACCCTCCAAAACAATCTCGTATTGAACGGATAAACGATGGCGCTTTGCCACCTAATGCACCAAAACGATGTTTGATTGAGGTAGAAAAATTTCGAAACGCGCGAGGGAGAGGGTCGACTGCCTTACTGCGCGGCGCGATTTTCCCCCCACCCCCCCCTCGATGGATACCCCCGGCCCCCTCGAGCTGGGCGGGTGTGATCATGGGCACGATCACAGACTTGGGCTATTCCTCATTATCATCAATGGGTTGCGCGTTCTCGCCACCAGATTGCCTATCTGGTGCGCTCGCCTTGCCTTCAACGATTTCAATGACTTGGCCCGGCCGCACATACTCATAGCCGCCACCCGCATTCTGGTTCACAGTGACGCTCACAGACGGCGCCGCTCGTGCCTCCCCCGCGAAGAACTCGACCATTCTGGCCCTTACGGCTTCGGATTGGGCGTTATGCAGGAGGTCGATTCCGACGAGGAGGGCCATGGATCGTCCTCTTGCCTTGATTTTGTCGGCATCTAGCGCGAGTAAGGCTTTCTGGCTTTCGACGTATGCGGCGATGTCTTTGCGTTGGAGGGCTCTGCCTAGAGCTGTCTCGTTCATGCCCACCCGGCCTGCGGCCGCTCTCTGTGTCATGCCTTGTTCTACGATGAGGGAGACGGCTTGACGCAGTGCGGGGCGCATCCGTGGCGCTTTGCGCACGATGTCGGACTTATTTTGCGGGGCTAGAGCGTTCATGCGGGCGAGGATTGTGCGCGTCCTCGGTGTGGTTCAATGCACCGGGATTTGTGGCCTTCCATGTTATTTCTCGCATTGATCCGTTTTTCTTCATTGTGCCTCTTGCAATCGACCCGCTTTGGGGCTATCTTCCCTGTATCGGGACACCACACCACAGGAGACCACCAAATGGCTAAGATCAGCGAACAAGACGCGCGCAAAGTAGGCTTCACGCAGCGGATCGAATGGGACAGCGGCGACGGGTTTGGCGGCGCGGCGCTTGTGAAGCCCGGCACCGATCTTGAAGGCGACTTTCGCGCATACTGCCTTGAGGGCGGCGAGATGATGCTGTTTCACGGCTGGGCGATCTACGCGACCACGGCTTGACCCATTGCAGCGCGTCCTTCGGGGCGCGTCACCATGGGCCAGACCACGACAACCAAAGGAGATACACCATGACCATCACGACCGACGATCTCGTGCGCCGCGAAGTCTTCTACTGCGTTTCCTCGCTCGTTCACACGCTGGCAACCAGCTACGGCGCCGGAACCAGCCTTGACGCGCTGGACGCACTGACCGAACAAGCCTTCGATCTTTCCACGCCCGTGCCCGACTACGTAGAGACCGCAATCGAGGCAGGCTTCGCGCAGTCCAAGGTTGACGGGAAATGGATCAACACCAGATCGAATAAATTCTGCTTCGCTACGGCAGAGGAAGCCTGTTCAGACGCAGGGCTGGAGCCGGGCGCTGGGCTTGTCGAGTGCGAAGTGTTCGAACACTGGATCGTGTCCGACTGGCTTGCCGACAAGCTTGAAGCGCGCGGCGAGAAGGTTGACCGCGACTTTGCCGGAATGACCATCTGGGCGCGCACCACGACCGGACAGGCGATCTCCATGGACTACGTGATCAAGCAGATCGTGGCCGATCTGAACAAGCCCGAACCGGAATGGATTGACGCTGGCGCCGGCCGCGTCGTGCGCAACGCCTGACCTACCGCAGCGGAGCCCTGCTGGGCTCCGTCACCGTGGGCCAGACCCGCGCCCCGCACCACAGGGGAAACCATAGGAGCGAGACACCATGTTGAGATTCATCGCACACGACACCGTAAACGATATTGCAATCATCCAGACCTCTTTCGGCTTCAATGTCCGCTACGGCCTTCAGGTGACGAAGCACGACACAATCAATGCCGCCTTGCGTGACTTCGCCAACTGCCAGCGCCACGCCTTGCGGTTCGGACTGGATGACGAGGCATGACCCCGCGCGACCTCATCCTTGACGCGATCGGGCTTACCAGCCTGGTCGCGGCTTTCCTCACCATCTGGAGCATGACGCCATGAACGACGCTAGCTGGATCATCAGAGAACGAGCAACCGGCGCCGTGATCTGCGAGACATTCGACCGGCGCAAAGTTGACGCCCTGCGCCTTGATCGCTTCGAGGCTGTGCCGATCGGTGACTACCTCGCTAGCCTCAACTACCGCACCGAACTCACCCCCGCGGGCGAGCAAACTGTGATCCCCGGATGCGAACGCAACTTTGCGCCGGGGAAACGACAGCTGGACCTTTTCGGATGACGCAGATGGGGCCGGGCTCACCACAAGCGCCGGCCCCGCTTGCAAGCACCCGAGGAGTCGGGCGAGACCACCTAACACCACGACAGGAGCAACCGCAATGCTGACCGCCGAGAAACTGGACGCCATGACGCCCGAGGAACGCACCCAGGCTTGGTGCAACTTTTGCGTCTCGCTGCACGGGAACCATTCGTATCGCGTAGAGATCGGGCGCCAGATCGGCGTCTCACGGAAAACGATCTACCGTTGGGAGGCCGATCAAACCGTTCCGATCATGGCAATCATGCTGGTGGAACTTTGGCTGATGCGGAAGCAACTTGGCGACCTGAAACTGGCCGCCGCTACCGTCTCGGAATGGGCAACTTGGCTTGAATGACCTATTCGTCCTGCGGATCGCGACGTGCGCCGTGCACCCGGAAATGGTGCCGGCGCATCGTCTGCTTGTCGCGCGTCTCTGCCACCATGCGGAGCGCGTAGTTGGGTAGGCCCTTCGGATGCGGACGCAGCACAACCTGGTAGCCCAGCGCCCGCGCCCACTCGAAGAAAATCTGCGCGTTCGGAATGCGGTAAGCGTCGTCCTTCTCGAATTTGGCAAGGTGATCGACGGCCATGCCAGCCACCTCTTCCACATCCTTGATCGAGAACCCCAGATCCTCGCGGCGCTGGCGCAGGAACTTGCGCGCGTCCGCAAACAACTCGACGGCGCATTGCGCGATCGTCGGCTCCTTGGCGCAGGCTTCGTGGATCTTCCCGCCAGGGCGATAGGTGAGATCGAGCCCGCACCCGGCCCGAGGGCAACTGACCGTGGCCCGATCCTCGTCAACCGCCTTGATGAGCCAGCCAGCCATCTGTAGCGCGGCAAGGAAGTCTTGGTTTACTTTCTTCATGTCGCACCTATCGGAATGACTGTCATGCGTCGGTCGACTGCAACTGGCCGACCGTTGATCGTGTCGGATCGCACGCCCCACGACTTGATGCCGCGTACAATCGTGAACTCGGCCCGCGCATTGGCCCACAGGCCGCGCTCTCGCCAATAGGCGTTGATCCGATCGGCCGCGTCGGCCGCCTCCATCTCCGACATCGTAAAAATTGCGCTGCTCATCTGAAATCCTCGCCTTGCTCTTGTCCCAGCACCCAGAACCTATTCGTCGCATCGTGAAACCCCACCTCGGCCACGGCGACCCTGCCGTGCCGGTTCTTCCGCACGAGGATTTCCATCTTGTTCTTCACCGCGGCGAGATCGGCTTCCCAATCCGCCTTCGACTGTGCCGAGATGTCGCCCTTCTTGTCGGGCCGCGGACCTTGCCGCGCGAGCCAGTATTCCTCGCGGTGGCACATGGCGACCTGATCGGCGTCGTTCTCGAACTGGCCGGTTTCCTTGATGTCGAACAACTGAGGCCGCTTGTCGTCGCGAGTCCCGATGTCGCGTGACAACTGCACCAGCGCCATCACCGGGCATTCCAGCAGGCCGCCGAGATGCTTCAGCGAGATCGACACGTCGGTCATTTGCTCATAGCGGCCCTTGCCGTGCCCGCGCACAAGCTGGGCGTAGTCCACCACGACGAGCGACGGCTTGCCTGTCCTGAAATCCAGCCCAGACCGCTTGGCCGCGGCATATATACCCGGCACGTCGCGGATGTGCTTCGGCACGATCCGCATGTCGCCCTTCGACACGTCCATGCTCGACTCGACCCATTTGCGCATCTCGTCCTCTGTCATCGAGTGCGCATCCCGCGTCTTGGTGTAGGGAATGCGCGCCTTGGTGGAGATCATCCGGTTCGCCAGTTGCTCGCGCGTCATCTCAAGCGACACGAACACCACCCCGTCACCGCGGTACGCGCAGTTGGATGCCACCTCCAGCGCCAGAGCCGTCTTCCCCATCGACGTTGCGCCGGCCAGGAGCATCAGATCGCCCGGCGCCAGCCCCTTGATGATCTGATCCAACGGCCCGAGCCCTGTCCGCAGCAGCGAGACCTCGCCCTTGTAGGCGCGCACCGTCTCGTCGATCGCGTCCTTGACCGTGCGCAGCAGCGAGTAGGACGACTCCTCGCCGACAGGCTCGGGAATGCTCTGCAGCGCCCGTAGGAGAGCCGCCTTGACCTCTGCGCTATCTCGGCCCTCGGAAAGCATGGCGTCGCCGTCCTGAGCGATCTGGCGAAGCGCACGACGCGCCGCAGCCTCGATCACGTCCTTCGCATAATGCGCCACGGCTGCAACCGGCGGCGAGAAGCCAACAAGACGCGCCAGATAGGCCGGGCCGCCGAGCGCCTTCAAACCCTCGTCGCCCTCCATGACCATCCGCATCGACACTGGAGACGCTAGATGCCCCTTGGCAATGCGCTGTCCCGCCGCCTCGAAGATCCGCGCATGGACAGGATCGCCGAAGTGCTCAGGCTTCAGCACGTCCCCCACGCGGTCGAACACATCGTTGTTCGCGAGGATCGCGCCAAGGATCTGTTGCTCTGCCTCGACGTTGATCATTCCGCGGCCTCCATGAGATCGAGAAGCGTCAACTCGCGCGGCTCTCGGTATCCGTTGCGGATCATTTCGACGGCTTCGTCGAACGCGCCGACGAACTCGGCCGCCGCTTGAGGGACGATTGCGTTGCCGTAACCGCGCAGTCGCACCACTCTGGCGGGAACCCCATGAGCCAACGGCTGTGTGCCGGGCTCAACTGGCCGCCACTTGTCATCCCGGCAGTAGAGCCAGTCAGCATCTCCCCACGGGCCGTCAGGCGAGCCGGGCCCGCCAATAGCGCCGCCTGCATCGTATCCTGCGGGCCGCCCTTCCGCTCGATCTCCGCAAGCGCCCCCTCCGTCGAGCGCACGTTCTTCTCGCCGTCCGCTTGGCGCGGCGTCGGCCAGCCCGCCTTCCACACTTCCCGGCCGAGCAGCGCATTTGTCGGCACGTTCGGGCACTCGGTCCCGTCCTTGTGGTCCCGCGTGGTCGGCGTCGGCCAGCCGGATCGCTCCGAAGAAGGTTCGCTGGCGGATATGCGGCGCGCCGATGCCCGCAGCCGGAATATCGCTCGCCCCGCAGGCGTAACGTGAGGCTTCCAGACGCTCGAATAGATCGTCGAGCCAGGCCCATTCGAGAGGAGAAGACGCGCCTTCAACCGATCTTCGAGCGCGATTTGAAGCCGTTCCGAAGACTGCCGCGCTGGCAACCTGCTCACCGAAGATGACTGGAGGCCGCACGGCGTCGATGAGTTCGGCGAAATGGGGCGCGAGATGTCGTTCATCGTCTTTTCCTTTCTGTGCGCCCGCGGCGCTGAACGGCTGGCATGGAGGCGATCCTGTCCACACGGGCCGGTCATCCGGCCACCCGGCGAGCCGCAGGGCGTATGACCACCCTCCGATCCCTGCGAAAAAATGGCATTGCGTGAACTCGCGAAGGTCGTCCGGCTGCACGTCGATGATCGAACGACTGTCCACCACCCCATCCGCGATCAGCCCGCGCCGGATCAGTTCGCGCAGCCACGCGCAGACGCCCTCGTCATGGTCGTTGTAGTAGGCGATCACCGCACCACCTCGCCCCACGGACGCGAGACGCGATGCCCGCTCGATCGCGTTGGCTCTGGCGGCTCTGGATCGTCTGTCCAGCGTTCCTCGGATAGCCAGCCCTGCGGCCACTTGATGAAATGCGGATCGCGACCGACGCAGGCGTCTGCGTAGCGCCGTGCCCCTTCGATCAGCGCGTCGGCGTCGGAGCCGGCCTTGACCGCGGCAGCGAACTTCGCGCGCGCGGCCTTCTTCCCTGTCTTCTTCGGGTAGACGTTCCAGAACTCTTCAAAGCGATCCGACGTTTCAACCTTCGGCTCCGGTTGGTCCATTGCTGAGAAGAGGAAGGGTTCGTCCTCGCGTATATCTGACGGTTCAGTGATGGTTCTATATGACGGTTCGGGTGAAGTGGGCTTCACCCCCCCCGGTGAAGTGGGCTTCACCCCCCCGGTGAAGTGGGCTTCACCCCCCCGCAATTTCTGCACCCCCCATGTCTCAGGTCGTGTCACGCGGTAGAGATTGGTCCCAGAGCGCCCGGCATTGGCCTCGACGGAGATGATGTTCACCTCCTCAAGCTGCCTCAGACACGCTTGCGCTTGGCGCTCGGAAAGCCTCGCTCTGGCCGCCAGCCGCTTCACGGACGGCCAGCATTCGCGCGTCGTTTCGTCGGCACTGTCTGCGAGCGCGATCAGGACGAGGAGCGTCCCCTTTTCCACAGGGGCCAACTCCATGACCTCCTGCATGATCTTGATGCTCATAGCGGCATCTCCTTTTGCCTATTGTCTGCCTTGTCGAGCCATCGAAAGGCGGGCTCCGTCCCTGTCCACTTGCGATCAGGAAGATTTAGCCGCGCCCACTGCCCATGAAGGCGCCGTGCCATCCAGTCGTATGCAAGCGCCGCCGTCACTTCATCGCAGAAGGACCGCGAAGAATAGACGCGACCAGCCAAGGCTATCTGCGCGTAGAAGTTGCCAGAACGGTGGCGGTATACCCCCTTGAATCGCTTTCCCCGCTTCGGAGCGCGGTTCAGACCATTCTGCGCCTGCGTGCACGGCCTTAGGTTCCGCCGATCATTATTGAGGCCATCACCGTCTATGTGATCGGCGCGGCCACCTATGAGAAAATTGTGAAGATACGCGCCGCCCGTGCGCTGCCCAGGGCGCCGGCACCTGACATATCGCGTCTGGCCACGCGCCTCGGAATGGAGTTTCAGGCCAGCGATCCGACCGAGATCGGCATCATCAATAACCATCGTCCGTCCACACGGGAGCAATACCTCAGCCATCGAACAGCCCTCTTTGCCGCAGCACATCTCCGTCAGTTCGGTCCATAAACCGCATCTGCATTGGCACCTCGCTCCAATCCCTGATCCACACGAACCAGGCATTGCGCTGCGGCGGCGAGCCCTCGCCGGTGAAATCCAGTTTCCACCTCATCAGGTAGCAGTAGGAGAACGGGGAGGAGTCGAGCATGGCGCCGAGGCCGTTGGCGCGCGCCGCTGGCCAGTCCCATGACAGGAGCATGGCGCAGTATTCCCACCCCGGCAGGCCAAGCGTGTGGCGGAGCCAGCGGCCGTGACCGTCGCGCGCGTTGATCTCGCTGTAGGGCGGGTTTGTGATGATCGCCGGGGCCTCGGCGCGGTCGTAGTCGTAGAAGCTGCGGATCTCCGTTCCCGGGAAACCGCGATCCACGATGTCTGACCCGATGACATCAAGGCCGGCCTCGATCATCGGTCTGGCCAGATCGCCGGCGCCGATGCAGGGCTCCCAAACCTCGCGCAGAGACAGGATTCGCGCGCCGTCGCGGGCGAGCAGGGCGCGGATCGCCTCGGGTTGACCGGTCGGATAGAAGTCGTCGGCCCGCCGCGCCTCCTGCGGCTTGTCTTGACGCTTCAGGGCGCGGAACAGGGACTTCGCTGATTGTGTCACCGGAACAGCCCTCCTATCGTGGTGATTTGGTGCGACCGGCTTTCGAGCGAGCAGGCGTAGTCCCACAGCGCGAGCGCATCGCAGGCGTCGGCGTCGTCGCTGGGCCATCCAAGTAGGTGGCAGCGAGCCATGACCGCAGACTTGATCTTGTCGGCCTTGCCCATGCCGATGAAATGCTTGCGCACGGTGGCCGGGTAGTAGGACGCCACGCGAATGCCGCGCCGATCCGCCTCGCCCAGAACGCAGGCGACGAGGCCCGCGAGATCCGTGTTTGCCTTCGGGCCGCCGACGAACGCCTCGACGACGATCAGCTCGGGCCAGTGGTCGTCGATCATCTTTCCGGTGAGCCGGATCAGCCGGGAAAAACGCCGCGGCCACGGCGCCTTGCCTCGCTCTTCCTGCACGCTCAGGTCGACGGAGAAGGCGCGGGGTTTGTCCCCCGCGCTTCCGTATGCGACGCCAGTGCGAGTGGCGGTATCGAACGCGACGACCTTCACTCGGCCGCCTCTACGTTCGCCAGGTGCGCCTCGAACGCCGCGTCCTCGGCCGCGATCTCGGCATTGCTGCCCTCGTAGGTCGATTCCGGCTGGCCTTCAGGCTCGGCCGGCTCATCCGGCTTGCCGGTGAACATGTCCGGCGTGTTCTGCCCGTCCCAATGCTTCTCCATGAGGTCGAGCAGCGGCTTCAGCGACCGGATGATGTCGGCGCGCTTGTCGGGCTCCTGCTTGTGCAGCATCCGGCAGAAGGACACGGCCTTCTTGTTCAGGTTCGTGAGGTCGAGCAGTTTGCCGATCTCTTCCCGATCCTCGCCGGCATCCGAGGCGCGCTCCTTCTCGCGCGACCCGATCTTGTCGAACGTGTTGATGATCTTGTTCTGGTGGACTGCTAGTTCCATCCGTCTCTCCTGTGCTGCGAAAAAGTGGGGGAGCAGCCAACCGCAGCCGTTGACCGAACCCATTACGGACAGGCAGTAACCTCTCCATCATTGCGTCTCAGAAGACGACGCTGAAACTGAGGGAGATTTTCGCTTGTCAGCCCACCGAAACAGGTGCTCAGGGACCGAAATGCGACGCGGCGCGCACACAGCGTCCCGCACGGTCACATACCAGCCGGAAGGCATGATGTTGTCTGTGATCGCGCGGGAGATGACCTGCGCGCTGTATCCGGTTTCGGCCGTGAACTTGTCCCGACCTACCGCCTCGATGAAATCCGATACTGTCTGCATGGCTGGCAGACTAAGCAATTTGCGTAACTACGGCAATACGCAATCCGCTAAGTGCGTTTCTCATCATGTTCTCATAGCACGGCCTGCGGCCTGCGCGATCCGCAAAATTCGTGCCTTCGCATTTTGTTTATTTTCACGCTTGACTGCTACGCAATTTGCGTATCTTCTGTCATCACCAAATCGAGGCAGTGATGACCAGAGCCAACGAACTCCGAGAATTTGCCGAACGCAAGGTTCAAGAAGCGTCAGACCTTGAAAAGCAATATCCCGGTTGCCGCCCTGGCTGGGTCTCCTGCGACATCGAGATGGCCCTGCACTACGCCGAAGTGGCGGAGCGCGAGGCCGATCAACTGGAGGGCAAATGAACGTCATTCCACACCCGGCCTCAGTCGAGGTCGCGCTTCGCACCGCCCGCGCCATCATCAAGGCGCCGGTCGGAACATACCCGGAAGACGAGGTGCTTTTCGCCTGCCACGAGCTGACCTGCCACGGCGATTTCATCGACACTGTGACGGCCCGGATCGTCCAGGACGCCATCGAGTGCCGCGCGGAGACGAAGCGGCGTGACGAGGCCATGCGGGCTCTGCGGAACATCTATCCGCCGCTGTGGTCGTCCCCGTCCGCCATGTTCTGGCTTGCAATGCTGATCGCGGGACTCGGCGCCGTTATCGCATGGGTGGCAGCATGACCCGCGCCGCAGAGCAGGCCCTTCTCGCGAAGTGGCGCCGGGGCGAGATCATCACGCCGGAGGATCACGTCACGACCATCGACAACGCCGATGAACTTGAAGCGTTCCGCAAGCAGGCGCTCAAGGCCGAGCGCATGACGCCGGAACTCCAGACCGCCATCTACCGCAGACAGATCAAGCTCGGGGCCGCCACTCACGGTTAAGCCCCGTCCACCCCGCGCGTTTTTCCTCCCTGTTGGCGCGCGGAAACTGGCCCACGGTGGCTTCTCGTCATGGCTGTTTTCACACCTTGGCGAGCCCGGCCCCCCCAAGTCGCCACCGGGGGCACTTTCTTGGAGCGAAAAATGAACCCCCTTTACGAGATCGAGAACCACTTCCCAGACTTCCGCAAGGACCTGGCCGACAAGGTGCCTGAGCATCTTCGCGACGGTCTGGCCCGCTACGTGATCCACGGCATCATTCCTGGTTCGTTCCTGCAAGCAGTGATCAGCAACGATCTTCACGGAGCGATCCGCCTTGGCGATGACGACAGTCTCGCGGGGATCAAGAGCATCCTGTCGTTCCTGTGGAACTCGACTCCATCACAGTGCTTCGGAGATCGGGTTCGGCTCATGCAATGGCATGGTCTGGCAAGGGAATCCGCGTGATGGACATCCGCACCCTCGCAGCCGACGACAGAGTGACCGAGCCAGGCGCCTACCGGATGCCGATGAGCCTCTATCATTCGCAGTGCTGTCCCGACGTGTCGGTGTCATCGACTGGCATCCGCAAGGCCGCGCTCCAAAGCCCGCTCGCGTTCTGGAAAACCTCGGACCTGAACCCGCACCGCTACCCCCCGAAGCCTGATAGCGAGGCGTTTATCCTCGGCAAGGCCGCGCACTGCCTGATCCTGGGCGACGAGGTTTTCGCGGAGAACTTCGCCTATGTGCCGGAGGATGCGCCGAAGCGCCCGACCTCGGTGCAGGTCGCGAACTTCGAGCGGGATGGCAAATGGTCGCCGGCCGCAGAGGAAGGTGGTATCTGGTGGGCTGCGTTCGACGCAGACGCCGCCGGTCGCTCACTTCTGACCGCAGATCAGGTGAAGAAGATCGGCTACATGGCCGAAAACCTCTCTGAAAACACCCTCTGCGTCGAACTTCTCAAGGCCGATCTTGTCGAAATATCAATGATTTGGCAGGACGAGATGACCGGCCTGTGGCTCAAGAGCCGCCCGGACTGCATCCCGTCCAACGGCTTCGACTTCTCGGACCTCAAGACCATCGCGCCGAAGGGTGCGGACTTCGCTTTGTCCTGTCAGCGGTCGATCACGGACTTCGGCTACTACGTCCAGATGGCGATGGCGGTCGAGGGAGCGGAGCGCGTCTTCGGTACGACCGCACAGGAATGCGCCCTTGTCTTCACGCAGACGACCGAACCCTACGACTGCCTGCCGATCAGGATTGACGAGGAAACCCTGTACTTGGGCCGCGTTCTTCTGCGGCACGGCATCAACGCCATCGCGCGCGGCCTTGAGACGGGCGACTGGCCCGGCATCGGTCGCGAACTGAAGCACTACTCACTCCCGCCGACGATGCAGCACTGGATCGGCGAGCGGCAACTTAACGGAGAACTCCCGATGCTCGAAAGGAGCCAAGCATGAACACGCTTGAAGAAGGCGACATGGAATTTGTCGTTCGTCGCTTGCCGACTGACATTCGATCTCTGCTGAAGGAATACGAGGGGCGGCTTTACATTGCTGGCGGCTACATCCGCGCTGTGATCGCCGGAGAAGACCCTAGCGACATCGACATCTTTGGCGCGGACAAGGATCTTCTGGCAGAGGCGGCCGCACGACTGGCCGAAAAGCGCGGGGAGAACACCCGCGTTCACAAGACAAAGAACGCCATCACCGTCATTTCCATGGGGCGCATTACGATCCAGTTCATCACGCGCTGGACCTTTGTGCAGCCGCAGGAATGCGCCGCGTCGTTCGACTTCACGGTTTGCCAGTCGGTTATCTGGCGACACCTTGGCAAATACCAGTCCCTATGCGCGCCGTCCTTCTACAAGGACCTCGCTGCGCGTCGCTTGGTCTACACGCACCCTGTCCGCGATGAAGAGGCTGGCGGGTCACTCATGCGCGTCCTGAAGTATACGCGCCGGGGCTACACGATCCAGATCAAGTCGTTGGCCGGTGTTGTCGCTCGCCTGATCGACAGGGTGGACTTTGACAAAGCCGGCGATGAATCCCGACGCTCGTTTGTCTTGACCGGGATTCTGCAAGAGGTCGACCCGCTGCTACAGATCGACGGGCTGGACGTTCACGACGATCACGAAACGCCCATTGAAGGGCTGTCTCAAGAGGGTGCCGCATGAACGACCAGACGCAACTCGCCAAGGCCGAGCCGAAGCCGCAGATCGCGGCGGGCGGTCCTCTCGCTGCGCTTGTTCCGCAGACTCTCGACGAGGCTTTCAGGATGTCTCAGGCGCTCGCTCGCAGCGGCGAGATGGTGCCGAAGCACTTTCAGGGCCAGCCGGAGCAGATAATGGCGGCAGTCATGCGCGGCGCGGAGATTGGCCTGATGCCGATGCAGGCGCTTTCGAACATCGCCGTCATCAACGGGCGAGCGAGCCTGTGGGGCGATGCGCTTCCGGCCATCATCCAGCGCGCCGGCCACCAGCTTGACTGCGAAGTGACCGGCGAGGGCGAGAGCATGATCGCCACGGCGACACTGATCCGGGGCGACACCGGCCAGCAGATCGTGCGGACCTTCTCTGTTGCCGATGCCAAGAAAGCCTCCCTGTGGGGCAAGACCGGGCCTTGGCAGACCTACCCGAAGCGAATGCTGGCAATGCGGGCGCGTTCTTGGGCCGTGCGGGACGGTGCCGCCGATGCACTCATGGGATTGCAGGTCGCGGAGGAAATGCAGGATGCGCCGAGGATGCGCGATGTGACGCCGCGCGAAGGCCCGAACCTCGCGCAACGGCTTGCCTCCAATCCGGTCGAGAAAATCGACACGCCCGCCACAGCCCCGGAGAGCGCCGGAGAGGCAGACATCATCGACGGGCAGGCCGATACACCCGCAAAGCCCGAAGCCAGCCCCTACGAGGCTCTGGACGTGTCTGACGCGGCTCCGGGTTCTCAGGCATGGGATCGCGGCCTTGCGGACTTCGATGAAGGCAGGCCGATTTCCGATTGCCCCTATGACATTGGCACGCCAGAGGCCGTCGACTTCTGCGGCGCGTGGCGCATGGCACAGAGGGCGCGGGAATGACACGGCTCACCTATCCGCAGGCGATGGAGTTCCTTGAGAGCGTGTTCGTGACGGAGCCGGACGAGGTGACGGACACGCACGTCGAGGCATTCATCATGGGCGCGAGCATGGACGACGTGCTGGTCGACCTCGACCATTTCTGCGCCAGCTACGGTATCGAACTCGAAGACGATGCTGTGCGCCTGTCGCCCGACGTGATCGAGGCGATGGATATCCCGGCAACGAAAATCGTGATCAAGACGAGGACAGAATGACCTACAGAACCGCAGACAGGGCGCACGAGATGCTGTGCCCGTTCGCTCGGACGTTCATCCGCGTCGGGCAAGTGACGGCGGCCGACGCCGGCTGCATCGGGCCGAAGTGCGCGCTCTGGCGCTGGCAGACCACCGAGACGTGGCGCAAGGCCGTCGCCGCAGTCGCCAAGGAGATCGGCGAGGCACCAACGTCGTCAAAGGCCGCAGCCATCGTCGCCAAAGACCCGGTGAAGTACGGATGCGAGGGCATGTGCGGTGCCGGAGGCGCACGGTGATGGCGCGCGAGATAGAGTTCAGCGGAAAGACCTACCCGTCCATGAAGGAAGCAGCGCGTGCCAATGGCATCACCTACTCTTCGTTCAGAAACTACATGGACCTTCCACCAGAGCAGGGGCCAAACGAGGTCACAATCCGCGGCGTAACCTACCCTACGCAGAAGGCGGCTGCCGAAGCCCTTGGCCTTACACCTCAGACGATCAGCGAGGCAAAGAGACGCGGGCAACTCCAGACGGCCGGCCTTGGCACGAACTGGCGGTGGAAGAAATGACCTACCAGAACCCGCACATGCTGCCGAAGGTCCGCAGCGAGGATCTGACGGAGAGCGCGAACTGGCACAAGTTCGGCATCGGCTGCACGGCGCGCGTGTCGTCCTTCATCCCTGGCCACAGGTGCTCCAGCGATGAGACCACGGTGTTCGCGCACTATGGCTCGCTTGGCAAAGGAACGGGAACGAAGACCTCTGACATCAACGGCGTCGTCGCCTGCCTGCACTGCCACGATCTGATCGACGGGCGCGACGACCGCGTGTGGTGGATCATCGAGAAGTTCCCGCGCGCGTTCTATGAGCGCCTTTGGGCCGCCGGCTGCGAGACGCGGGCGCATTGGGTTCGCCTCGGCCTGATCTCTGGAACGGACTGGAGTATCGTGTGATGACCTTGGGAATGGGCGATCCTTCATGCCGTAAAGGACGTCGAGAAAGACACGCAGGACAGGCTGATATGAACCCAGTGCTCGCTGAAATTACGAGGAGAGAACGTCGCGGCCTTTTGGCGGTGGAAGCCCGTCTGCGGAGGTCGGGAGAGTGGGGGGAATGGAATACCCTCCGGATCATCCCACCGCGTGACTTCGGCGGCCTCGGCATCTTCTCGACGGTGCATCGCAACAGGGTTTTCGCGGTTCTCGACCGCATGGACTTCAGCGGTGCCCGACATCTGGCCATTTCCAGCCTCTCCGGCATCCGCCCGACCTGGCCCGAAGCGCAGCGCATGAAGAACGAGCTGGCGGGCGATGACGCCACGGCGGTCGAGGTCTATCCGCCACAGGGCGAAGTCGTGGATCAGGCCGATATGTATCACCTGTGGGTGCTGCCCGGCCCTCTCCCATTTAGCCTGAACATGAGGGCTCGCGCATGACCCGCCGCGCGACCTTCACCGAGGCCGAGACATGAAGCACGACCGCACATTCAGCGACGTGTCAGCCTTCGGCTCAGACGCTTGGTGCGCGGCGACGATGGGCAAGTCCGTCGAGTGGTTCCGCAAGATGCGGCCGACGCTGGAGGCGATCCAGTTCCCGCCGAAGGACGCCATCACCGGGCTCACGATCAAGGCCGATGTCGAGGCGTGGATTTCCCGGCGACGGAAGCTGGCTGACCGTGCTATCGTCGAGACCTCTGACACCACCGGAGGACACATCCACCATGACCGCCTTTAGACCCGCGCTCTGGGACGAGAGCGATCCTGACTACGCGCCCGGCATCATGTACCGCCCGAACGGATACCCGATCTGGAGAGCGCCAAGGCGATACGTCGAGGCCGGCTACACCATCACTCATCTTCCGCTCGACAAGGGGCACCGTGAAGACGGTCTGCACCGCCAGAGAGCCGCCAAGTGCCGCGACCTCACGCGAGAGATGGTGCGCTGGCTCGACGGCGCCAACGCCAGCCGCCCGGCCCCGCACACGATCAAGTGGCTCATCGGCCGATACAAGGCAGACGAGGGCTCGGCGTACCGCTCCGTGAAGGAGAACACCCGCGCCGACTACAACGACCATCTGGCCTATTGGGAGAACGCCATCGGCGAGATGCTGATCGCGGATCTCACGTTCCCGGCCATCATGTCGATCGAGTCTGCGATGAAGGCGAAGGGACGGTCGCTGGACTTCATCCACCGCAAGATGGAACGGCTCCGCGCCATCATCAAGCACGGCGTCCTGATCCGGGCTGAAGGCGCGCGCGACGTGCGCGAGACGCTTTCGATGGTGAAGTTCAAGCTGCCGCCGAAGCGCGAGGTCGCGCCAAGCCGGATGCAGGTCTACCGCGTCGTCGGGCAGGCACGGATGGCTGGCTACCTGCACTTCGCGGCCGGCGTCCTGCTTCAGTACGAACTCGCCCTGCGCGCCGTCGACGTGCGTGGCCAGTGGCTACCGGCGCAGGGCCAGGGTGGCATCGTCCACAACGGCCGGCGCTGGCAGGACGGGCTCACTTGGGAGACGTTCGACGCCAACCTGTCGGGCTTCGAGAAGGTCATCTCCAAGACCGTCAACAGCCTGCCAGAGCCGATCAGGTTCGATCTCACCGGCTTGCCACGGCTCCGCAAGATGCTCGAAGCGATCGCGCCGAACGGCCGCGTGGGGCCCGTCATCGTGTCGTCCACCGGCCTTCCCTACGATCAGAAGACGTGGGGCAAGCTATGGCGCAGGTTCGCCCGCGCCGGCCGCGTGTCAGACGATGTGCGCTGCATGGATCTCCGCGCCGGCGCCATCAGCGAGGCAGACGCCAAGGGCGCGCGCCGAGAAACGCTGTCGCAGGCCGCCCAGCACACGCAGATCGAGACGACGGGCCGTTACGTCCGCAACCGCTCGCGCGCCGTGGCCGAGGTCATCGACATCAGGAAGAGACGAAACCAAGTGTGAACAACGACGATCACACTTCGATCACACTCACAACCGACACCGAAGGAGAAGATCAATGAAATATGGCGCGCCCGAAGAGATTCGAACTCCTGACCCCCAGATTCGTAGTCAGATCGACCATCAGCAAAATCAGCGCAAGTGTGATCGTGCGCGATTAGCCGCGGTCATCTTGGCGGCATTAGCACTGACCGCCTGCGTTCCGGCGCAGATCCAGTCCCGCGCCGACTGCACGGATGGCGCGACGTGGCGGGATGCCTGCGACCGTGACCGCGCAGCCGTCGAGCGCCCCGAGCCGGAGGAACCCGGCGGGCATTGGGCTACCCGCGACAACGAACCGGACAGCCGGACGGACCCCGAGGGGCACCGGGACTGGCAGCGGGACAGGGACGCACAGAGAGAAGAGGGGACGTGGTGATGGCAAAGATTGATGGCGGGCCTGCGTTCCCGCTTCCGGTGACGGAATGGAACCCCGGTAACGCTGGCATGTCCCTGCGCGACTGGTTCGCCGGGCAGGCGCTGGCTGGAATAATGGCAGGGTGGCCTGCCAATGAGCGTATATCAGAGGCGCGAGCGGCGGAAATTTCTTACCACGCCGCAGACGCCATGATCGCCGAACGGGACGCACAAAGAAGAGAGGGGACGTGGTGATGAGAGCGATCAGGTGGAGTGACAACGACAGGTATCTAGGGCCGTTCACGCTGTCGAGAAACGGGACTTTCCGGCATACCGGGATCATCCTTGGCTCCGGCGACGGCGACGAATACGCCGGATGCCGACTCCGCATCAGTCTCTTCGGGTGGACACTGATTTCAGCCCTTCCGGCGATCATCAAGCCGTGGCGGCGGTGGGTCGATACTTCGCGCCATGATTGGTCCGGCCCGAACGGCGGCTATTGGGACACTGGCGAGCGCGAATATGGCTTTACCCTGAGTGACGGCCACCTGTCCATCGCGCTTGGCCGGGTCACGAATGACAGTGCGACGGAACAGCGATGGGGATGCTTCCTGCCGTGGACACAGTGGCGGCACGTTCGCCGCAGTCACTACGGGCTGACCGGAAAGCATGTCTGGACGGAGCCTGAATGCCGCGCATTTGACGGCGACACCTGGACCGTTCTCGACGCTGCCCGCAACGCGGTGCCAGCCGCAGTGTTCTCGTTCAAGGATTTCGACGGCGAGGAGTTGACCGCCCGCACCACCATTGAGGAAAGAGAGTGGCGGTTCGGCGTTGGCTGGTTCAAGTGGCTGTCTCTGTTTCGCAAGCCGAAGATTTCCCGCTATCTCGAAATCGCCTTTTCAGGCGAGACCGGCGAGCGGAAAGGCTCGTGGAAGGGAGGGACTATCGGGCACTCGACGGAGATGCGTTCCGGCGAATTACACGAGTCCGCGTTCCGCCGATATTGCGCCGAGCATGACATGACTTTCGTTGCGGCACTTGATCGGGACGCACAAAGAAGAGAGGGGACGTGGTGATGACTGACCTGCGCAAAATTCTGGACGAGGCGACGCCGGGGCCGTGGAAAACGCATTTGGTCGATGACACGACCATTATCGCGACGGACGGAACGGACGTAGCTACAACCTGCGACAGTGCAAACGTCGAAAGGTCAGACGCCTACAACGTCGAATATGAACGCATGGAAGCAGACGCCCGACTGATCGCCCTCGCCCCGCAACTCGCCGCCGCGCTCATCAAGGCGGAGGATGCGTTGGCGGAATCCGTCGAGATTGTCCACAAAGAATATGTTCGTGCGACGCTTGAAACTGTAAACGCTGGCCCACATCACCTGTTGCAGAAGCAAATGGATGCTTGGCGCGTCCGGTGCATGAATGCGGAGAAGGTATCCCGCGCCGCCCTCTCCGAAATCCGCGATCTGACGGGAGGGAACGATGACTGACATATCCGACGAGACGCTGGATGAAGTGGAAGGTTTCCTGATCCTTGTCGATGCGGCGATCTCCGAAGCCATCCTGGCGATGCAGAAATTCCCTCAGCCCAACTACGTCATCAGCAAGGTGGCAGAGGAAGCCGGGGAGGTAGTCAAGGCAGCGATCCACTGTGCAGAGCGGCGGGAGACACCGGAGAACGTGGTCGCCGAAATGCGACAGACCATCGCCATGCTTTTCCGCCTCTACGCCGAGGGCGATGGCGTTCACGGCCTGCCGCCAGTGTCAGGTATTTGCAAAGCCAGGAGGAAGTGATGACGGCCGTGAGACCTTGGTGCGCCAAGGCGCAGTTCCCCGGCCTCAAGCCGTTCATAGGCGGCACGGTGCCCATGCCATCTGACGCCAAGGCGCACGAGGTCGAGGATGCGCTGCGCGCACACATCCTGACGTTCCTGCCGGACGGCTTCGACATCATCGAGCCGATCTGCGGCAGTCTCTTTTTCGTGCCCGCAAAGGAGACCGACGATGCAGATACCTGACGATGTCCTGAGAGAGGTAGAGGCGGCGCTGATGGAAGCTATTGTTACCGCTTGTACTCTTAACCTCATTGTCGCATCCGACAAGGGGCGTGAGTTCGCCAACGATCAGGCCGCTAATGCCCGCGCCGCCCTTGCCCGTCTCCGCGCTGCACGGGCGGAGGACGACAATGGCTGACATATCCGACGAGACGCTGGACGCGGTGGAACGGGCGCTGACACCATTCTCGGTTGCTTGGGCTATTGCATTGTCCTCGGCTGCACCGAACAAAGCGACAATGGGTGAAATAGGCGCTATCGCGGCGCACCATGTTTCCGCCAGCGATTTTAGGTCAGCATCAAACGCCCTCGCCCATCTCCGTGCTGAAAGGAGGAAGTGATATGACCCAGGCCTTCCCGTTGCAGTGGCCTCACGGACGCCCGCGCACGAAGCAGCGCGCCTCCTCGGCCTTCAAGATCACGCCGCGCAAGGCGTTCGATGAGCTGATGGAAGAGTTGCACCGCTTCGGCGCCGTGAGCCCCGTCGTCAGCACCAATGCGCCACTGCGGCAGGATGGCACGCCCTACGCCGACGCGCTGGATGATCCGCTGCCGGACCCGGGCGTGGCCGTCTACTTCATGCGCAAGAAGCGGCTCGTCTGCCTCGCCTGCGACACCTACCAACTGCCGTTCGAGAACGTCCGAGCGCTCGGCCTTTCGATCAAGGCGCTGCGCGACATGGACCGTTGGGGCGCCGGCCAGGTGCTCGATCAGGCCTTCGAGGGATTCACGGCCCTGCCGCCGCCGGATGCCATGAGCGAGGTCAGCGAAGCCGCGTGGTGGGTCGTGCTTGGTGTCGATCCGACCGCCACGCGCGACCAGATCGCGGACGCCTACAAGGCACTGGCGCGAGCCGCAGGTGGTGCCTCCGTGGAGCTGAACGCGGCGAAGGAAGCCGGACTCCGCGCGCGGGCTAATTAGCCCGCCTCGCCCTGCGGCACGCCCTGGATGACCCAAGCGCCACCGGCTCCGACCATGCAGGATGTCCCGGCCGCATCCGTGACCAGGAGCGTCCACGAGCCGGGCGCGGTGTAGATCTCCACCATCGTCGAGCCGTCGAGCGTCAGGAGCCGCGCGGTCAGGCTCTCGCCCAAGGTTTCGCGGAGCTGCGCCACCAGATCCGCGCGTGACATGCACGGCACATCCTGAGCGGTCGCGGGGAATGCGAGGAGGCAGGCGATGGCGAGGAAGCGGAGCGGGCTCATTGCGGGCCTGCCTTCGCCTCGGCGGCGGTGAGGATGCCGTCGATGGCGGCGATGCGCCCGTTGGCGCAGTCCAGCGCCTCGACGTGATCGGTCAGGATGAGCGCCACGTCCTTGAGTGTCGCGTAGTCGCGCGCGGCGACCAGACACGGCGCCCGCAGATCGGCGGGAACCTCCGGCACCACCATGCGCGTCTCAACGGGCGGGGCGGAGCAGGAGGCCATCAAGAAAAGCGCGGAACCATTCAGGAATCGGCGCATCGTCGTCTCCTTTCAGAAGGGCCTCGCGGATGGCGGCATATTCGGCGGCGGCCTTCGCATGGCGGGATGCCTCCGCGCGGGCCACGTCGCGGGCCAGGGCGGCCTGCGCGGCGGTCTCGTGGGCGATCCTGACCTCGCGCTGCAACTCGGCCGCCTCGGCGCGCAGGAGCGCGTTCTGACCGATGACGTGGCGGACATAGCCGATGCCGGCGAAGGCAGCCACCAGCGCGGCAAGGGCGGCATAGAGGCGGAGCGTGCCGATCATGTCCGCCCCCTGATCTTCCACCACTCGGTCAGGTTGCGGTCGACCACCATCGCCATGACGGCGATGATCGGCCAGATGATCCAGCCATGGCCAGACGCCGCCGCCCAGAGGGCCGCCGCCATGCCGACGCCATACTTGACCGCACCCCAGGCGTTGCCGACGGCCGCCATGATCGCGGCGACGAAGCCATTCAACTCGCGCCCGCCGGCGCGCAGGATCCTGGTCGTGAGCCAGACGTCCCAGATTTGCAGGGCGGCGAGGATGAAGAGGGATAAGCCGGTCATGCCAGAACCTCGTAGTGCGGGCCGTCCGGGAAGTCCGGGCCGGCGTGGCGGGCGTTGTAGGCCAGCCCCTCGCGGCGGAGCGCGGCGACGAGATAGCGCGTCATTTCAGGCCCCTGAGATATTCGGGGACCGAGAAGCACGGGCATGCCTTGGCGGCGTGTTCGTTGTGCCCGGTGATCGTCTTGATCGAGGCGCGCTTCTTGATGTCATTGATCCGGCGACGAAGCGCGAGATCCTGAGCCGGGGTGAACCGCTCGAAGAACCTGTCCTTCTCGTTTCCACCGTTGCCGCCGATCAGGCAGATATGGATGACGCCGCGGTTGAAGCCGACGACGCCGGCACCAATCACGCTTTCGAGCCGCCCCTGGATGGTGGTTCCGTCGCGGTCGATGACATAGTGGTAGCCGATGTCCTTCCAGCCGCGATCCTTGATATGCCAGCGGCGGATCTCGGCGACCTTCTCCGAAGACCGCTTCCCCTCCATCCAGTCGGGCCGGGTGTCGGAGCAATGGACGACGATGTGTTGGACCGGATAGCGCGCGGAGCCCTGGGTCACAGCCATGTCGAGATCCCCCATGTGACGAAGAAGATGAAGACAGCGACCGCGAAGCCGATGCGGAGCGCGTGCCAGAAGTCCTTGCACGGGCTCTCCGGATCGCGCCGGATGTTCCCAAGGCTCTTCATTGCTGACCTCCATTGGCCCGCCCCATGAGGCGCTCGACGAGCGCCACGGCGACGAGGCCCACCACAAACGCGGATGCCGTCAGGATGCCGAGCGCGGCTCCGCTGACCGCGGAAAGCTCTGGCACCACCTTGGCGAGGATGTGCGGGCTGATCGTGCCAAGGCCGAAGGCGACGGCGACGCCGACGATCACGACGCGCAGAGTCTCCCGAAGCGGCTTGCGCGTGACAAGCGCATTCACGAGCCCGCCCAGGCCGCCGAAGAAGGCGATGACCTGCCCGAGCGGGCCGAAGACTTCCCGCCAGATGTTCGGATCGTTGTCGGTCATCGCCGCCCTCCTTCCTCAGATCATCGCCCCGGTGGCGAGGTCGTAGATCCCCGACCATTCGTCGGTGAAATTGTTGCGGGCGTAGAAAATCTTGATCGCCCCGCCTGCCTTCCTGACCGCGCAGTTGCGGAACCGGATATTGCCGGCCCAGGTGCCGGGCTTCGGCGAGCCCTTGGCGAGCGCGAACGACCGGTCGTTCTCGTGGATCATGATGCACTCCTCGGTGTCGATGTCCCCGAAGAGCGCGCCATCCCAATAGGGCGCGAACTGCATCCAGTTGTTGACGCCGACGGTGTCGGTGTCGATCTGGTTGTCGAAGTAGCACTGGCGGACCAGGAGGCCGCCGACCGCCGCCATGACGGTGAGCTGGTCGTAGTGCGCGCCGGTGTAGCCCAGCTCCTGCTGACCGAAGAGCGTCCGCTCGATGAGCGTGCGGCCGAACTCAGAGCCGGCCACTTTCAGCCCGTCGCCGCGCTGGTTGATGACCTGCGTGTCCACAATCTCGTCGACGGAGCCGATGCGGGCGCCCGGGCCGGTGCCGCTGTGCTCCTGGTGGAGGGCCTTCGAGACGCCGAGGATTCCGTCGAGCACGGAGCCGCGGAGCGAGCGCAGGCGCGCGCCGGTCTTGATGGCGACGCCGGCCGTCTTGCCCTTCGGCGCCCGGCCGTAGATGGCCACTTCGCCCACGTCGGCGCCCGGGGCCAGGGTGAGCTGGCGGTCGCCGATGTGCATCCGGAAGTCGCCGACGAAGCCGCCGGTCAGGATGCACTCGGTCGCCGTCACCTGAACGCCGGCCGGGATCGTGGCGCCCTTGTCGATCGCCGGAAGAGCGTCCACGTCGATGAGCGTCTGCGTCACCATGTGGCCGGAGGGATGCTGGACCTCGATGACCTTGTCCTTCAGAGCGGCAACCGCGTCGTAGTAGGCGCCCGGCGGCTTCGGCTGCGCGGGCGGGGGCGTCGGAGTTGGCGTCGGGGTGGGAGCGGGGCCGGGCTGCGGTTGCGGCTCCGGGGTGGGCTCGGGGGCAGGCAGGGCGGCGAGGAGCGCGGCCATGGTGTCGCGCTGGCTCGTCGTATCGGCCGCGATGGTCGTTGCCTCGGCAAGCGCCTTCTGCGCCGCCGCGACGATCTCGCCGGCGTTGAAGATGCTCTCGTCGCACTCGGCGATCCGGGCGGTCATGAAGCTGCGAATGTCCTCGGTCACGGGTGTCTCCTTACGGAACAGTGAAGGCGCCGGTCGGGTGTGTCCCTTCCAGCGCGGGGGGAATGGCGCGCACGGGCACGCCGTCGATGCCGAGAAGCCCGAAATCGACGAGCGGCCAGTTGCGTTCGAGGTTGGCGAGGTTGTCGGTCGGATGGACGAGGCCGCCGGTCGCGCCGCCCATGCCGAAGGTCATGCCGGTCGAGCCCGGCGTGAACGTGCCGTTCGGGATCGTCGGACCGCTCGTCGGCAGGGTGCCGGAGCGGGGGTAGACGTAGACCTTGCCGTCGGGCTTCAGGAGCGCCTGGTAGACCGGGGCGCCGCTATATTCGAAGCCCATGACGTCGGTCCAGTGATCGGTGGCCGACGTGTCCGAGATCGAGGCCTCGGCGTTCTTCGTGCGGCTGGTGATGATCGGCCCGGCACTCGATCCGACGCGGAGGACGGAGGCGTCCGTCTTCAGCGTGACCTCGTCAAACTCCGGCACCGGAATCGGCAGGAGGTTCGCAGCCTGGAGGATCGCATAGGCGCTCATCCGGGCGAAGGTGTTCTGGCCGCGGTCCTCATAGCGGTTCGGATGCGGCTCATCGCTGTGGGCCGTGCCGGCCGGATCATGGTTCCCACCCGTCGCCGGGAAGCCCGAGTGGTAACCGTTCGGGGCGAAGGGCCGCATGGTGAAGTAACCCGAGAGGGCCGGAAGAGCCTGAGTGAGCCGCGCGCTGATCGTCGAGCGGCGCTTGTCCTTGTGGTTCGACGTGCCGCTTTCCGACCAGGTCATCGGGGTCGCGGCCGGGGTGATGGCGAAATGGTGCGCGTCGGGAAGGATCGCCTTGGTGTAGGTCCAGTCGTAGAGCTGCGCGAGCGTCCGCTGGAACGTCACCTGCGACGCCCCGCCGGCCCCGTAGGTCACTGTCACCGGCGTCACGACGGCGGTGCCGTCGAGGTTCCGCCCGAGGAAGGCCGCGGCCCAGACCTTGCCGTAGTCATCCTTGTAGCCCGAGGGGGCTGCATACCAGGAGGAATAGACGGCCCCGACCGACGAGAGGCCGTTGCCGGTGGCATGGAGATGCAGCGCCTCATCGTTGCTCCACCCGCGGTTCGCGGTGATGTCGTTCAGCACGTCCACCCAATCGGTGCCGGAAACCGTGTGATGGACGAAGGTCACGAAGTCGTCGCCGACGACCGAGAGAACCGCGTTGGTGATCGCGGCCAGAGCCGCGGTATAGGGCGTCGCATTGGTCGAAATCCGGGTGCGGATACCAGCGGCGCCCGAGCCGAGCGAGCGGTCATGCCAGAGATGCGTGACGCGGCTGTCGGCAAATTCGGGCAGCGCCGGCACATCGGTCGCATTGGTGAGGGTGGAGGCGTCGATGAGCGCGTCGGTCGTCAAATCCTTGTTGCCGCCCCACTCGAAGGGCAGGCTGTTGTCGGTCTTGAGGTAGGGGTTGAAGCTCGCCGCGCGCTTGCCGATCCAGTTGTTGCGGATCGTCGGCGTGACGATGTTGGTCCCCGATCCGTTCGATGTGCGGATCGTCGCCCCGAAGGAGCCGATCGTGAAGGGCAGGTAGTTCCACTCGACATAGACCTTGTCGAACCGGCGATCGTTCGCATTGGCATCCCGCGCAAGGAAGATCGAGGACGTGACGCCGCGGTTCCGCAGGGTCTCGACCTGCTCGATGTAGTTGAACCGGACGTTCACCCCGGTCTTGGCCGAGGGGAATTGCAGCGCGTCGCTGTGGGGATCGGTCCAGGCCCAATCGGTATTGCCGCTCGTCAGCCCGGCCGGTGGGGAGACGCCGAGCGAGGTCGCCACCTTGCAGATGTAGGTTTCGCCGCCGTTGTCCGCGCACTCGCCGTAGACGTAGGTGCGACCGACGTCCCAGGCGGCGCGGTCGTTGCCATAGGCCACCGGAGGGCCGATGTAGTTCCATTCGAAGACCTGCGGCTCCGACTGGCATCCGGTCATCTTCATCGCGTCGGACGGCAGGTTCGTGAAGCGGCAGCGCCGCGTCTCGACAAGATCGCCGACGCTGATGTTCGCGCCGGAGCCGGTGATTTCGGCCCGGAACGCCTTCGGCGCCCCGAGGTTGTTGGCTCCAAGGGAGTTGTCGGCGAGCCCGTCCCACCCGGTCACGTCGCAGTATTCGGCAAGGCGGACGGTGCCGCCAACCTTCACGAAGAGATAGGTGTCGATGTTCGCCAGCCCGGTGCGCTCACCGAAGATGCAGTCGTGAAGCCACCCGACATAACCACCGGAGTTGACCGTCACCTTGTAGCCGGTGAAGTCCCAATCTTTCAGTTCGGTCAGGGTGCCGGTGATCGTGATGTCGGCGCCGCTGCGGGACATGCCGGCCGGGAGGGCATCGACGCCGGGCACCTTCAGCGCGGCCGTGCTGCGCCGCCCGGTCGCCCATCTGTTCTTCAGCGCCATGACGGCGTGCTTGATCGAGAGCGTCTCGGGCGTTGGCGGGGTGCCGGACGTTCCGGCCGTCTGCCATTGGGCGTGTTCCGACTGGCCCCAGATCGAGACGATGTGGCCGATGGTGATCGAATTTGCCGTGATCGCCGTCGTCGCCGGGGCGGCCTTCAGCCTGACCTGCAAGAGGCACGGCGACGACCGCTTGCGCGTGGAGAGGTAGCCGACGAGCTGGTCCGAACCACCGCTCGCGGTGCCCACGTCCGTCCAGGCCGAGGCGACACCGCCCTCGGTGGGCACGAGCCGCGCCTCGATGTCCTGCCCCGCCGTCGCGGTGATCCGTACCGGGATGTCGGCGTTGTTCTCGCCGCGCCAGGCGCCGCTGTCAAAGGAAAAGCGGTCGCGTGGCCATTCGGTCACGGCGAGCGCGCCGGCGGGCGGAGCGGGCGGGGCACCGAAGCTATGCCCGTTCTTCCGCGTCAGCGCAGCCGTCCGCCCTGCCTTGGCGAGGACGAGCTTGCGGCCGGAGAGGGTCAGGTAGCTCATGGTCAGGGCGCTACGTTGATCTCGACGAAGGAGCCGGAAAGACGGCCGCTCACGTCGAAGGTCCAGTCGGGGGTGATGAGGGTGGGGGCGGGCAGGAGCTTGTGGCCGAAACCGAAGCCGAGGTCGCTGATCGTGGTGGCGCCGGTCGTATCGTAGGCCATGCCGTCGAAGGCGGTGGAACTCGCGGTCGTGGCGGTGCCGGCCTTGGTGCAGGCGTCGCCGATGACCACGTTCCCGGCGCGCCCTGTCGTGATCCCGGACCCGGCAGTCAGGGTCACGTCGTCGGCGTTGAGCTTGGACGGCGCGCCGAGGCCCGCGCCGATGGGCGTCCCGGCATCGAAGCCGGTGATCCGTCGCGCGACGAGGGCGCAGGCGCGGGCCGACACGCCCACATCGGCCGCGAGCGCCAGCGTGGAGGTCGACGGCGCGATGATCCAGAAGTGCGCGGAGCCTGGAAACACGCCGGAGGACGTGGTGGCCGACCCGGTGATGCGCGTCATCGCCGTGCCGCCGAGCGACAGGGCGAAGTTCGTCGGGTTGATGATCGTCGCGTTGCCCTCGGCGTGCATCGAGACGAGGACAAGCTCACCCGCCACCACCGGATAGTCCCAGACGCCGGCGCCACCGAAGGTCTGCTGCGTCGTGCTGTTCTTGAACGGCGTCGGAGCATCGTAGCCGGCAAGGCCGCCACCGCCCGGCGACGCCATCCTGAACGGGTTCAGGAGGTTCGTCATGTGCGATACCCGAGCATGACGAGCTTCAGGCCCTTGCCGGCCGTCGTCGAGCCGACCGTGTCGATGTCCACCGTGATCTCGGCGTCGTCGGCCAGCGTCGCGTCGGAAATCACGGCGGGCGTCGCGGCCGTGACCGAGGTCTTCTCGCCATCGTCGATGGTGAGCGGCGTCGAGAAGATCGAGACGCCGCCCTCGTTCACGTCCACCTGGATCGCGGCGCCGACGGGGGCGGTGTTCACCGAGGCCCTGATGCCGGTCAGGACGAAACCGAAGGGCATTCTGAACGTCAGCTTCGCCGTGCCCGTGGTGAGGTTCGTCACCTCGTCGGAGATCGCCCGTTCGAGGACTTCGGTGTAAAGCTCGCCCGCCTCCTCGATGACGACGATGATCTCGCCGAGGGCGGCGTCGACGCGGCTGACGACCGCGACGGACTGGATGAAGCCCGCGGTCGGGCGGACCTTGGTGAGGGCGCCGCCGGTCGAGACGTAGAGCCGGTCGCCGAGCGTCCAGGCCGAGGTATCGAGGCCGGTGATCTCGCCGCCGGTGATGATGGGAATGCCGCTCGCGCCAGCGTTCACGGCCGCGCCAAGGATGCCGATGCAGGGCATGAGGCCCGCGCCGTCGGCATCAGCCGCGGCCATGCCGGGATTGCCCGAACCAGCGTCGAAGGCGGCGAGACAGACCGGCGTTCCCTTTGCGAGCGCGCCGCCGGTGCCGTTGTAGTAGGCCGTGCCGGCCGCCCCGCCAGATTGCCACGCCGTGCCGCCGAGCTGCGTGTCGATCATCGCCACGACCTGCGCCATCGTCAGGTCCTCGGCATTTCCGGTCGCCGCCGTCGTGCGCCCCTTGATCGTCTGGGTCGCCATCTGGGCGAGGATCGTGTTGTCCGCGATGTTCGCGTTCAGGTGCTCCTTGTTGAGCTTGCCGAAGCTCAGGTTCCCCGTGACCTTGCGCAGGACCGTGTTGTCGCTGGACACGAGTTCCGCCCAGGCGCCGGCCCCGGTCGCGGTCTTCGCCAGGATGGAGGCGCCCGTCACCGCGCCCGTGGCCACGACCCCGAGCTTGCCGGAGATGTAGCTCCAGATCGCCGAGAAGAGGAACCGCACGGTCGAGCCGCCGGGGCTCTGGGTCGTGTCGGAAACGTCGACCCCGGCAACATAGTCGGCATCGGCCGGCGTGGCGGAAGTCAGCGCCGAGATTTTCGTATCGGCCATGGTCAAGCCTCCAGAAGCAGTTTGCTGGTGCCGTCCTCGATGAGGATGCGGTTCGTGCCGTCCTCGAGAAGGACCGCGCTGAGG